GGCAATAGATTCGGGTGTATGCCCGTTAAAGATCATCGCAGCCGCGACTTGTTCCTTTAACGAGCCGATTAGTTTCCCCGTATCTCCCGGTAAATGGGGCTGATTACCTCAGCAATTTTTTCAATCAATTCACGTTGCACACTCAAAGGCCATTCTTGTTCAATCTCAGCGTATGTAATGTCGTCCAAATTGTTGACGGGATTTTCTGCTTGAAGCAGACGCACCATCTCTGTGATACGGGCTTCCATCATTGCTTTGTTTGTCGCTGCCTCACGCATTGAACGACCAGAAACCACCACATCGTTTTCTGTAAAAACCAATTCTGAGTTTTCAACAGATTTAAATTCATTTAATGATTTTGTCAATTCAGTATAAATGTTATCTACCGTTGTGCTATCCGGTTTCATTATTCGTGCGTGTATTGCATCGCTTTCAGATACAAGTGGAACACGAACTTTGAAAGTATGGCCTCCAAGGTCAAATTGTTTAATTCGTAATTGTGCGCCAGTTCCTAATGCGCTTGATAGTCTTGTCATGTTTTTACCTTGTTGTATTGATCTATTCTTCTTGCAAGTATTTTGGCAAGAATGTTTACTGTGTTTTGCGATTCTGATTCTAACGCAACGCGCAAATATGGCTGGGCTGGATTTCTAGCCGTGCCAAACTCTTGCGCTATTGCTCTGGCATCACTAGCAATTCCCATTTTTGCTAACTTTTTGCCCGGTGCTGTAGTCACTAACGATATAACGGTGTCAGTGCTAACAATGTATTTTGATCGCTTGTCTTTGCGATTAGGACGGCGTGCCTCTACTTGCAAACTCCGCTTGAGGCCACCAGTGTCAACGGGTGCATTTGCTCTTGCTTTTGCCAGCACAGGTTTCATTGCTTCCCGTACCGCTGGAACTAATATTTTGCTGGTGGCTTTTTTGTCGCCAATTTCGTTAGCCAACTCTTCAAAAGCAGCATGAACATTGCCGATTCCTTCAAGTTTAAAGCTGACGCTCATGTCATCCTCGAATGATATCTTTGTACATTAAATTGTTAAGTTCTACGACAAATTTCACGATCTGATCTGGCGTCATTGTGTTGGCATGGTTGGCAGCAATTTGATGCACCAGCTGGATGCCCGTCATCTTTTGTTGGGTAAACCCAAACCAATCTTTTCTAGACTCGGCTTGAGTTACCAAAAAGTTCAGCAGATCATTCGTGTTCTGTATCTTGTCGGACATTTTTTTCCAAAAGTTTTAAGCAGACATATTCCGCTGAATCTGTGTCTGCCTTTGCCAGCGCCTCGGCTATTTCCGGTGCGCTGACTACCTGCTGCCGTGCAAGTGCAGCCAAGTCGCCGTAACTGGCGGTCATTTCTGCCAGCACCGCATCTATTGCTGTCATACTGTATTGCTCCAGCCGTACTGGTTGCCACGGGGATGGATGGTGAAATTTACTTTGGCTTCGGCCCCTGGTGCGGAATCAATTGTCCACTGACTAACCCTGCCGTTAAAAGAGTAATAGATGGTATTGGTTCCATCAGTTGCGGCAATCACGTAGGTGCGATCAATAGTCCCGTTGTAGGCATCTGCACGCAAGAGCAGCAACACGGTATCGCTTGGATTCCAAGCTGCTGTGATTGACATACTGGTAGGCGCTGATTGCACCGGGATTTTGTCGGATTGACGGGAGCCAGCAACCATAAAAGAGGCTACGGCATCGTCTTGCCCAAATGCCGGGATTGCTTCAACGGGCACTAAATTGCCGCTAACTGCCAATGGTGAAATGCTGCCCAAAACGCTCAAGTTCGCTGTAGTAATAGGCGTAGGCGTTGCGCTGGGTTGTGCGTACATTGTGGCCGAAAAGCCGGGTAATACTTTTGTCGGGAGAGCCATGATAAGTTCCTTTGTTGAGAGGGTAAAAAATTTATTGTCTTATCAGGTTGGTATATCTAATGTGCAGTCTAAAATTACTTGTCCGAGTTTCTCATCATTGTTGTATGTGTTGTAAAGCCATTGCACATCGGCTTTGCTAATCTGTATGCCGTAAGTCGCACCGCCAAACAATCCAGAGTAGCCGTGGAGCGATTGTAATATCTGATTGCTAATTGTGAAACCGTCTTCAATAACTTGCGTAAAAATGCTGATTTGAAATACTGGCGTATCAATTCCTTTAACGGATTGGTAAATGCCGGTGTAGACCGGCTGGTGAATGTTTCGCAACATCCAAGTTACAAATTTTGGTTCGGTAGCAAAGTTGCGGTTAAAAGTAGCATACACCGGGACGGGCGTGACAATGGTTGTCAATGCCGCTTGGATGGCCCTAGCATACGTAACGGGGTTTTGCTGGGCTGTCATGTTGCAGTTACCGGGTCATTGCGGTAAGCCATAATCAACACGCTCATACGGTCGTCTGTTTCTTGCACATCGTTAATGCGCCAATCTTGCGTTCGGTATGTAATTGAAAACAAATGCTGCGAGTTAGCAATTGTCCGCATATTTGGTGTGTAGTTCAACCGAAACCGCACTAGGTTGTCGTACAGCCGATATTTTTCCGAGATTTTCAGATTGTTGCCTACAGCCGACACTGTGGCTCGGGTGTCAAACCATTTTGTCGTGGTTGTGGTTTGCTCACCAAAAGCCGTTAAGCTGAAGGTTAGATTATTGATTGCAATGTTTTCAAAACGTGCAATCGCCATCACATAACCAATTCTTTATACGGGCGCAAAAGTGTATCTACGCCAAACGGGATATTTTTGAGTGATGCCTCGGTGCTGTTGCTGCGCTGGTTGTACAGGTGCGTGAGCAGCAGCAGACCAGCCTGTTTGATGGCTGGATACGTTTGTAGCGGGTTAGGTGCGGTGGTGTACTGCACAACAATCGGGTTTGCCATATCGCTGGTAATTGTGGGCAGGCTAGTCAAGATAACCCGGTTGCCGCTGGCATCGTAGTAGTAGGTTGATGCCGTCAATAGCGTAAGAGTAGGCGGTGCGCTGTTGTTGTAGTAGCCAACCGAGTTGATTGTTAGCCCTGCTTGTGTAGGATATTGATTTTGGCTGACTGCTGGCAAATCTAGCGCCATCGGTGCTGTGATAGTTCCTTGTGCGCCGTACCAAACCCGATACGTTAAGGAAAATATTGACATTCCCAGATAGTCTTCAATCGCAAACCTAGTTGCCAGTTCTAGGCTGTTTAGATAGGTGTCTTGGCTTTCGTCATCATACAAATTTAGCTGCTGGGTAATTTCATCCAGCGTTAGCCAAGGCGTAACCACATCCCGGTTTAACTGCTCAACTTTTGCATAATTAAACGGGTTGCGGGTTGCCCCACCTTGTGCGCCAAGGATTTCGCTGGACATTTTTAGACTCCAACCAAGCGCACGCCTGCAAACGGGTCACGCACAGTAGACACCATTCGGCGCTCGGCGTACAAAGTGATAAAGCCTGGTGCGCTTTGCTCCATCGCTTGCACAGTCATCTCTTCTACGTCTGCAATGGTTACAAACCGAGGCCAGTTCGCAAGGTACATTGTAAATTTTCCTGCCGCAACGGTTTCCATGTTTGGGTTTGCGATTACAGGCCAACCAAAAATATTGGCTACGGCACCGCCATCATCGTCACCAGTTTCTGCCAACAATCGGCTGGCGTTACCGCTGCTTGCTGCTTTAAGCTGACGCAAATCATGAATTGTGTCTGGGTGCATCATCCATGCAGTACCCGGCAGATTCCAATATTGTGCCGGTAAACTTTTTGCCAGATTGACTAAATCATCGTATACAAATGCTGCGCCGTTTTGCGATACCGTCAATATTGTGTGGATGCCGTCCGTAATGGCGGTCCCAGATGAACCGTAAGCTGCTGAGCCGCTTGCATAATAATTTAGCCCACGTAGGCCATTGGTGCTGCCTGTGCTTGTCGTGCTAGAGCCGGTTTGATCGTTGTTCAAGATCATGCTTGCACCTTCCAACTGTGCAAATTCCAGCATCATGTCTTCAACAAGCGTTTCATTTAAATAGTTAATGTCCGACATTACCGCTGTTCGCACGGGCAAGCTGGCGCTGACTACTCGGGTCGGCAATTGCCAAATGCTAGTGGCAATATTAGGTGAACCAGTGTTTGGAGTTGCAGCGTAGAGCCAAGGGTTAGTAGAGTTTGCAGCGTTACCTGTCTTGGCAACAAATTGCACGCTAGAGCCAGCCGCAGGAATTACCCTAGACAATTCTCGGATTGGATTTGCAAATCGCAGTGCAGCAAAGGCATTATCAAAGAAAGTGCGCCCACCAATCCCGTTTCCAGAACCAGTGAAGGCAGATGCTTCGGTCAAATCAATTTTGACTGCATGGCCTTCGTGCAGCGTTTGCTTGATGCCCGACAAAATGCGTGCTGTAGTCATTTGATTTTCCCGAATGTAAAAAAAAGGCAGGGGAAGTCCAACCTCCCCCTGCTAATGGCAACTTAGGTTGATGTGCCGGTCGAGCGATAACGAATAATGGCGTTCGGGTCACGGATGCTGGTTGCCAGCCGTTTTTCGCCATAAAAAGTAATCGATCCTGGGGTTGTCTGGTCGTAGCGGCGCATGACCATATCCATGCGGTCAATGATGCTGTGACCAAGCTGCCAATCGCCAAAGTACATCGGATAAAGCGATGTGGTGCCTGCGCTGCCAGTCGTTGCCTGAGTTGGGTTGTCAAGATACTTGTTAATCACAACGTCAAAACCCAGCAGTTGACCAATAATGCCGTTTGCATTGAGCGATTCCATGCTGTTAAAGATTGGACGCCCGTTAGTATCTTGCAGGCCACGAATAGCTTGCAGCAACACCGGGTTAATCATAAAACAGGCTGAAGTCGTGTAGTACTGTTGCGGCAGGGCATACACCAAATTGATAACGTCTTTGTAGGCGATATTATTTGCTGCAACCGTGTTGGCGTTAGTTGTGATTTGATCGTAGGTTGCAATGCTATGCAGGCCGGTAGCACTTCCCGTACCGCTGGTGCCGTATGCCGCTGCGCTAGTAGTGCCGCCGGTATAAGTGGCATTTTGTCCGGGATACTGATCTAGACCACGCAAACCAGATGTGCCGCCGTAGGTATTTGGCGAGTTAGTCTGGTCGCTGTTTTGAATCATTGACAGTGCTTCGGCTTGTGCAAACTCCATCAGCATATCGTCAACAATGGTGCCTTCCAGCCCGTCAATGTCGTCCAATGCGGCAGTGCGTACAGGGAATTGGACGTTCAAATCTTGCAGCACCAATTGCCAAATGTTCATGTCCTGCGTAGTTGCAGAACCATTGTTTTGGACCGTGTAGCCCCAAGTTGCGCCAGCGTTGCCGGTTTTGCTGCGGAATTGGTAGCTAGAGCCATCAGTAACCACAGTGCGGCTTAGTCCGCGCATAGGGTTTGCCAGTCGCATTGCAGCAAACACAGGGTCGTAGCCCGTGCGTCCACCGATGCCATTGCCGCCCCCAGTAAGCGCAGAGGCTTCATTCATGTAGGCAAGATATTGGCTTTCGTCAGCAAAAATCTTTAGTGGTTTTTCCACACGATTGTTGGCAGAATAAAATGATTTCAGTTGTTCACGGACTGATCGATTAACGTCACCGCGAGTTGTTTTGGCAATGCGGATAACGGCAGGCATTTGCAACGTGCTGATTTTTGCCTCAAGCGCCGAGATTTTCTCGGTCATCTCATTTTTGGCGCTTTCAATTGCAGCAGTAGCTGCGCTGGTAACTTCGGCAATCTTGGCGGCGTTGGCGGCTTCAATAGCGTCGAGTTTTTCAATAATGACTTGGGACATGATAAACCTTTAAGCGGGTGTCAAGAAGTTTTAGAAATTCGCGCTGCTCTAAAGCTGCAAGAATCTCCACTGTGGTTGCCTCCGCATCGGAATCGCTCCGGTTTGGTGCAGTTTCATTAGGGATTTGGACAACATCACGCTGTTCCAGCACCTTTTTGAAAGTCGATGCAGCGGCAACCGCATCACTCTTGGACAGTCCAGCATCACGCAGGCTTTGTTCCAAAATCTTTAAATTAGCAGACCCATCGGGCCTGAAGTATTCCAGCTTGCTGACGCAGGCTTCGGGGTTATTTGGGTACATAACCACAGACACTTCCCGCAAGCCGCCTTTGGTAATCTGGAAATATCCTTCGTCAGATTGGTCTGGTTCGCCGTCAGCGTTGACCATCTGGTAAGTTTCTGCATACGCTCCGACAGAAACCCCGCCAAACATAGCTGGTGATTCTTTCATTACGTTGTAAAGGTCGCTGCCTTGGGTGGTGTTCATAAACAGCCTGCCGTTGGCAGTCATGCCTGTATCGTCAAACTCAAAGTGCATCCATTCGCCGACAGGAATTGCATCTGCGCTGTGATTAACAAACATGGGTAAGGGCCTGCCCATTGCCTCAAATTGCTTGGCCCAGTCTGCAAAGCCTTCAGCTTGATAGTTAAACCTGCGCCCGTCTGCGCCTTCTCGCGGCCCCCAGCTTGTAACCCGTGCCTCAATTGTGCCGGGTTGCTGATTTAGATTTAGTTTTGCTTCGCAGACGATTAACAGATCGTTCATGGATTACCTCGGTTGTTTTGGTTTTATCCATATCGTGTATTGTCTGCGGCTTCTGCGGCTTTTTTTGCTTGAACTTTGCAAGCAGCATTGCCAGTTCGTACGGGGTCTTATTTGCCAAGATTCATTTTCCGAGTCTGGTTGCCACCACCGCCGCCAGTATCCTGTGGACTGCTGCCGGGAATTGTATCACCAGGCTTTCCTGCTTTCAATTCGTCTGCACCGTCAATGTTTTTCATTCCAAGATATTCCCGTGCCTCATTTGCCGTCATTATGCCTGCATTTACCCCAGCCACCGAAAAATTCATTTGATCAACTGGTGAACCACGCAAAAATGCCCTTGTGTCAAATTCTACACATAAATTAGGATATCCGACAAGCAGGTGCTGTTTTAGCTTTTGCTGGACATTGACGATTAGCGGGTACATACTGGATTTATAAAACTCATCCAGCATTGTTTGGGTGTTGTTGTATTTTTGGTCGGCAATGCCAATCATTGCAGGCGGAACGCCAAACAAACCGCAGATGCGTTTCATAGTCTGTTCTTTTAACTTGGCGCAATCCGTGTCTTGCAGCGTCAGCATATCCAGCGGCTGGTATTTCATGCCCTGATCTAGCAACATTCCCTGCCCTGGCTTGCTGGGGTCTGCGTTGCGACTGCCTGTCATTGATGACCATGCTTCTTTGAGCCGTGCCGCAATTTCCTTGTACTTGCCGTCAGGAATGACGTTCTCGGTGACAAACATCCCGCTAGGCTTGGCGCCGTTTTGCATGACGTAGTTGGCGTACAAATCAATATCTTGATCTAGGCCAATCAATTCTGCCGCCAAAATGCCCTTATTAAAACCGCCATTTCCTTGCCAAGCGGCATCTACCAAATGCATGACTTGATGTGCAGCAAGCGGTTCGTCACGGTTAAATCCATAGGCCGGGGTACTGAGTCTGTAACTAGGGTATCTGGTTACATTGACGGTTGTACTAATTAACGTGCTGTCAAAAACGTACATTTCCAGCGGCGTTTGGGTGCTGCTTTCTTGGTCTTTGCGCCACCAAAGGATGTACACCTCGCCGCTGAGTTCATGCCACATGATGTACTGATAAAAGAATTCATAGGCACTTTGAAAGTTGTTGGGATTGTTTAGCAGGTAGGCCACTTGTTTGGCTTTGGCTTTGTCTCTGGCGCTAACCTCTGGACTTTTAACGGCATCGTGATAACCACCATCATCCATATCGCACATAATGCGGATTGGCAGTTGCGCCATTGCCCTGGCTTTTGCTCCCACGCAGGCCATAATTGTGGAATTACGGCTCATCATGCTCATGTCTACCGGCCTGCCAGCGTCTGTGCTGCTGCCCGTTGTGACGTAAAGAATCTGACTGTTTGCGCTGTTGTATTTGTTGCTGCTGCCCCACAATACATTGTTACCAAGGGCAGTCTGCCCAAACATTGAATTAGATTCTTTGCTTGTTTTTTGTTTGAAAATGTCAAATAAAGCCATGATTTCCCTTTAAAAAGTTCTGAAACCAAAACCTGATTGTACGGGATTATCTAAATTGCAATGCATACTGATAATGAGGGATATGATGCCGTCCACCTTGGCAGACTTGTCCGCTTCGTTTTTCCGCACTTTAACGTTGCCGTTCACATCTTCATAGACTTCGCAGTTCCCAAGCTGCCAGCCAACAAACGGGTTTCCATCGTGCTTGATACTGTATTGCATTAGCAATCGTTCTACGTGCTTGCTTGGGTTGCTTAATACTGCCATGCCCTGGCCCACTTTTTTTAACGGCAGGCCAGCATCATTAAGCCGAGCCACCAGGCTGGCGGCGTTGTAGGCGTCAAAGCCAATTTCTTTGACTTCGTACTTTTCGCACTGCTTAAGAATGTACTCGCTGATTTCCCGATCATCCATGACATTGCCCTGGGTGACGTGCAAAATGCCTGATGCACGGGCCACCGCAAAAATGTCGCCGTAATGTTTAGGTATTAAATCGTATCCGTCTTGTGGCAAAAAGAATTTAAATTCTGCTTCGTAATCGTCATCAGCAAATCGCTTTAACGTGCAGACTGCATTTAAATCTCGGGTTGCCGCCAAGTCAAAACCCATAAATACGGATTCTGGCTCTCTTTTTTTACCCAGCTTGCAACGGTCATCATCCCAATATGCCCGGTCAATCCATGCTGAATTTGCGCTGACATACAAGTTTAGTGTTTTGCAAAGGAACTCATTTAATGCGGCAGGCTTGTGTTTAGCTTCTTCGGCACGTTGGGCAATTGCATCTTCAAAAACGCTTATTTTATGCATTGGGTTAGCTTTGGCCCATGTTGTAGGGTCACGCCAATCATCACCGGGATCAAGGCTATATAGCAAACCAAACCAATGCGGGTTATCGGTAGCTTCCCCTGTTAGCATGGTTTGAAGCATGGTCATGTCTTCATAAAACTTGGTTTCCTTGGTAAAACTGGCGGTGGTGATGTAGACGCGCAAAGGGTTTTGACGGGCAACCATGCCCGAATGCAGCACTTCAATAGAGTTGCGGTCTACGATCTGGGCGGCTTCATCAATAATGGCGCAAGAAGGATTTAAACCGTCGCCCGTCTTTTTGGCATCGCGGCTCAATGCTTTAAACATAGACTGAGCATCACCGGCTTTCATAATTTGATGACGCCCAGCGTTATAAAGTGCCGCAATGTCAGGCGGCATAGCATCAATAAAGCCGGTAGCAGCGGTAAAAACAATTCCCGCTTGATCGCGTGTTGTTGCTAATGAGTACACCTCTGCCCCAGCTTCTCCAAAACCTAATTCGTACAGGGCAATTGCTGCCGTCAAAGTTGATTTACCTGCTTTTCGAGGAATGTAAATAATTACATCCGTCACCATTCGTTTAGTTAAATCACGTTTGCTGCGAAACCCGTAAACCGCGCAAATGATAAAAACCTGAAACGGTTCAAGGATTAACGGTTTGCCAGCGTCTGGCCCTTTGGTGTGCTTAAGAGTCCCAATAAACTTTAAAACGTGCTGGGCATACTTTGCGTGAAATTCATACGCCCATGCTTGATCTTCTAATTGATTTAAAAATCGTTGGCAGGCAAGCCGAACATTTCGACAAACTAGAATTTCGCCACGCACTACTTGCACGGCGTAAAAAATTCCGTCTTCGTAATTCATGGCCCAGCCAGCAGATCAGCGTATTTGCCGCCTTCAACTTTGTTTGTTGCCAATCGGCTTTTAGGGGTTAACCCTAATTCGTTCATTAAAACAATTGCACGGGCAAGCGCCTTGTCACCCACGGTAATGTAAGGATTAGGGCCAGTATTAACGCCGCCATTAAAGGTGACCACAATCCCGCCTTCTCTGATGCCTTGGCAACACTGGACGTAAATATCCAATTGCATAGCAAGCGCCGCCAAAATGTGCTTGTCTTGATTGGAACCGATGCCGTAAGTTTCCCATAAGAATTCGCTGGTTTCTTGAATAAAAGCATCTCGATCCCATTGGCTTGGGTCATCAATCCATTCAGCTTTGGGAACTCGTTGGCGTATTTTTTCCGGCAAAGGCTTGGCTTTATGTTCGGCTTTGGTTCCATGCACGATGTGCAATTCGGCTGGCAGTCGATTAGTCATTTTTTTAATATTTTTTGAAATTGCTTAAGTGTTGTTTTTTAACCACCCCCAATCTTAACCCATTTTGTGGGTAATTGGGTTCGCGCTTGCTTTCCAGCAAACCTAAAATATTTAAGTTTCTAGCCTTTTTTGGCCTGATTTTGTCAATTTTTGTCAATTTTTGTCAATTTGTCAGCCTGTGCGCCCATTCTGGTGCATTGCGAAGCTGTAGTCGTCCTGGGTGTATGCCTTCTCGCCTTCCATTGTCCAATGTAGGTAATTACCCTTGCGCTCTTGGCCTGTCTTGTGACTGTGATCGGCATGACAAAGGGATTGGAAGATGTTATGCAGGAAGGCGTGCTGGCCTATATGCCGCCAAGGGAATACGTGATCTACGTGCTGTGCTGCCTCAATACGCCCTCTAGATAGGCAGGCTTGGCATAAGGGCTGTATGGATAGCTGGCGGCGTCTGATGCTGCGCCACGCTGGTGTTTGGTATACGCTGTCAGTCTGTCTAGCGTCTAGGTTGTCTTTGCCGCCGTGCTTAGTGCAAAAGCTGTTTAGCTTGCTTCTTGGTTCCTTGCAGCCTAGTTCACCGCATTTAAGGTTGCTTGGGTATGTCGGCACTGTGTGTGCAACTGTTGCGTGCGTAAAGTATTAAATCCTCTGTCGCTTTGTACTGTATTTCAATCATTTAACGCCTTTATTGTCTTTTCGTGGGCTGCTTGCCACATGGTTTGTCGTTCCTGTTTGCTTAACTTTGTGCCTTGATCAATCTCATAATGGCACGTTTGGCATAGTGCCGCCACTAGGTTGTCGTCTGCTTTTATTCCCCGGCCTTTGCCTCCGCCCCAATTTGTATGTGCTGCCTGCACCATTTCTCCACTTCCACAATGCTGACAGTTTAGCAAAGCAACCTTTTTTAGCAAGGCTTTATCTCTGACATATTGGTGTTTAAGAAACATCAATGCCTTTGTTTGCTGCCCAAGCGTACAGGAATTCAATAAACTCGCTGCTCTCGCCCGTAGTGAATTTGTGGCTTTGCAGGCCAAGCTGGACAATGCGTTCATTATCTAAACTCGGGCAAACTTTGCCGATCTTCCTGTCCGTGTCATGCGCCCATTGGTCAACCAACAATCTTTTCCAATCATCTGGCGTCCAAGTGCTTCCAGCTGCCGCCATTGCCGTGCTGATTTTGCCAATCAAGCTGTGAAACATGGCATTTTGCTCAGTGCTTCGGCGGCTTTGTTTGATTTCAATCGTCATTCTGTGTCCAGCCATCAGCATAGATTTCAGCGTAGGCCAAATCACAGTCATCATTTCCCGATGGGCCTGCACAGGTTCCCATACTGCAATTTTCATTTCAAAACTCCAATCATGCGTAAAGCGGCCTCAGAGCCATCAATTCTCGCCAAGGTACTACCGGACCAATTCTTGAAAAAATCGTCTTGTAGGGCCGTTAAACGCTTTCTAGGGCCATCTTTGACCTCAACCAGAAACGTGTGTCCTTTGTAGCCGACCAAAAGGTCAACAGGTAGGCCAATGATCCACACAAAAGCGCCAGCTGCCCGTAGTGCTGAAACGATCTCTTGCTGGTTTTTGTCAACTCGTGCTGCGTGTCTCATTTCAGCGACTTAATTCGTTCGATGATCATTGATCGCAATCCCGGAAAATCTTGTTCCAATTCCCGAAAGCGTTGAAGTAGGTACTCGCGGCGTCCATCCTTTAGGGCTTGATCCCCACCAGCCAAGGCCATTTCCGCATATGTCTGGATCAATGTCTCCAGTGAGTTCCAGGGCTGCGGTAATGTCGGCTTCGGTGTGGGTGTGACCATTGCGGGTTTCGTCTAGCAGCTTATGAGCCTGAAAATAATTCATAGTCACCAATCCTTCTGTTGGTCAGGTTGTTTGTACCAATCAGCAACAGGCTTACTCAGCGGCTGGCGATCTGCCCACTGCTTGTAGCTCATCGTGCTTTCGTTCTTTGGCTTTGCACCCCACTGGTGATGGCTGCACTTAGGTGACGATCCTTCCATGCGTACAGACCACAAGTTAAAACAGCCGTTCACACTGCACAGCAGATCTGATTTGCCTTCAGGTACTTCGTCTTTTCTAAAATTAGTTAGTGCCATGATATTTTCCTTCCACGATTTTTGCAAAGTTGCTAGGTTTGAGAATCCATTCCAAATCGGCGGTAAACGCTCGCCCGTCTTTGCTGTTCACCTTTCCGACCAGGAATCTAGATTTTTGAATGTGACCAAAGAAATCATTGAACCAATCCAGCACTGCGCTTGCGCTGATCGGTTTGTCCTTGCCAAGTTCAGCCGCTACTTCCCTCCACCGTTGCCGTAAGTAGCCTTGCCTGGCAGCGTTCCAGACTTCCACCCGGCGTAGTGTTGGCAGCTGCTGGTGATACAAATCTATGACTGCTTGATGCTGACAGTCTGGCAACACAGGGCCACCGTCAGGTAGACATATATTGGTATCTATTGTGTTTTGTGTAATGGGTAATGGGTTCTGGGTAATGGGTAATGTGTTATGTGTAGCATTGCCTTCGGATTGCGTCCGCAATGCGTTCGCATCCCAACGGACTTTTGCACTCTGAGAAGCCTTCTGACTTTTCTCGCCAGCCTTGGCAATTTCACGTTGTACACGGTCTGAAACCCAACCTGAATCAGTGCGAATGAAGAACTCTTGCAATACGATGGCAATGCTTTCGCAATGCGTTCGCATACGAATATTCCGAGCCACTTCGTTGACTTCTAGCGGAATCGGTTTTTCGTGAAGGTAGATCCAGTCCAGCAATCGCCGGTAAGCTAGATCTTCAAGTTCTGACAGGTGTGCAGTGTGTGACTGATAGTCACCAATGTTGAACTGGTAGTAGTGCATTTTTGACCTTACTTCGTTGGTCTGCTTCACTGAGAAAGAACATCGGCAGGAGGGTGAAGAATCCTCTTTTCGTCCGCTAAGACTAGCCGTGCCCAAATTTTACTATGCAAACCACCCTGGACGCAACAGTTTCAGCTGCCAGATGCGCTTCTCAGGGATGACCTTCCAGTGACTGATCGCGGCCTTGGTCACACCCAACAGCTTTGCAAGTGCAGTCTTGCTGCCAGCTCTCGCAATGATGGTGTCTAGGTCAGGTTGCATCGCAGCATTGTATAGCAGGCTTAACACATGAACATAGGGAAAGTACCTAGAAAAAAAGATAAAAATAGTTGAAAAAGGCTTTACAGCAGTTTAGCTAGGTATACAATAGCGTCAATCCTCAACAAAACGTAGAGGTCTTTTAGGAAGCATCATGATCAAAGCAAACATGACATACGAAGAATTCGTGACCGCCTACACAGCAGCCTTCAACCTCGCCATGACCTACAAGCCAGCCGAATGCGGCTTTGCGGTGTACGCAGAAAAGATGGCCGACCTCTCCGACGCTTACCCCGAGTTTGCAGACCGCGCCGAAAACGAAACCATCTCCGCATAAACCACAACGGGGCTTCGGCCCTTGAAAGAACACCATGAAAACTCCCATCTGGACAACTGGCTACAAGCCAACCAAAGACGACTTAAAGGGTCTGTACAACCATAGTTTCGAGACTGCTGGCGGTCTGGTTCTGGATTGCTATCTGGCTTTTGAAGCTGAAGAACGTGCCACATACGATCACCCTGGCAGTGCAGCCGCCATCGAACTTATCTGGGCATTGGTTGAAGGCGTTGATATCAGCGAGGTCATTGGCGATCTGGCGGCAACCATTGAGGAAGAAGCCTTGGAAGACATGGAATCCAAAGCAGAAGATGACCAGTACGACCGTGGACAGGAACGCTACGAAGATAGGAACGCAAAATGAATCATGCAATCAATTGGACGCTGGCTGTAGCGGTGGCGGCGGTGCTGTCCACGGCATACCTGCTGGACGGCCCTAGTGATCACCAGGCTGCGATGGATGCTGCAACTGATGCTAAAGCTACTCAGCGCGAACAAGCGGCTCTGGCGAGGTTTGAGAAGGCTGCACAGGCAATGTGTGGCGATAACGCAGGGTGGACGCAGCTGGAAAACGGCAGTGTCCAATGTTTTACAAAACGGGGTTACAAAACCCAGAAAGTGCAATTGTGAGTATCGATCAGATTCTGGCAGGGGTGACAGATGTTGCCAACAGAGCATATGAGGGTTCACCGCCCGAGGACAGGCTAGCGTTTGAGGTTGGGATGCTTCATTCCAAGCTGCGCGAGATGTCGTACCTGCTGGCTAACGCCAATAAGCACATTAAAGAGTTGGAAATTGAGTTGGCTTACGAAAGGAAATGAAATGACAACCATCACGTTTCACCGAATCACAACGCTCGAATTGACCGAGACAAATGCACTGACCACCAGCTCAGGAAGTTTGTTCTGGAGGCGCAAGCTGATTGTCACTGATGAAAAAGGCAACAAGACAGAAATTAACCTGTTTTCTGAAAACAAAGAACCATTGGAAATCAAGGAGATAACACTATGAAACAAATAGCTAGCGCACTGGTGAAAGCACAGAAAGCCTTTGGGCCAGCCTTAAAAACCTCTACAAACCCGCATTTTAAAAGCCGCTACGCTGACCTTGCCGCTTGCGTTGAAGCTGTCATAGGCGGTTTAAACGATAACGGCATAGCCTTGATCCAGCGCAACAGCTTGGACGATAACGGAGTGACCGTGGAAACCGTGTTTGTGCATGAATCTGGGGAAATGCTGGAATGCGGCAAGCTGCACGTACCTGCTGCTAAACACGATCCCCAAGGCTACGGTTCCGCTCTGACGTATGCCAGACGGTACAGCCTGATGGCGGCTTGTGGGATTGCACCCGAGGACGATGACGGCAACGCTGGCAGCAAGCCAGTACCAAAAGCAAATGAAGCAACAGAAGCAACAATCAAAGCAATACTGGCAGACATTGAATCCTGCACAACTCACGATCAACTAAAGGAAGCATTTTTTACGGGAATTAAAACAGTGGGTGATAACAAAAAAGCCCGCGATCAAATTACTGAAGCTAAAGACGAAAAGAAAGCAACACTATGAGCATCTTGTTTAGAGCCAGCGCCTTGTCAGCAATCATGACCGATGGAAAAGGCAAAGATGAATTGTCTGTTGGTGCTAAAACCTACGTCACTAAGTTGGCAAAGGAATTTGTCTATGGCTACGACGAACGCATCAGCAGCAAGTACATGGACAAAGGCATCCAAGTTGAAGATGAATCCATTGACCTTTACAACGCTGTGCATTTATCCAGTTATGCAAAAAACACTGAACGCCGCAAAAACGAATGGATTACTGGAGAGGCTGACATTGTGGCGGATGACAGGATTATTGACATCAAAAGCAGCTGGTGTCTGACCACTTTTCCAGTGCTTGCGGAACAAGGTGAAGACAAAGGCTATGAATGGCAGCTAAGAGCATATATGTGGCTATGGGATAAACCACGCGCAGACATTGCTTATTGTTTAGTAAGCACTCCCGAAGCATTGATTGGTTGGGAAAACAAACAGCTTCACAAAGTTGACCACATTAATCGCGAGTTGCGTGTAACTGTTGTGCCATACGTCCGCGACACGGTAATGGAAGACAAGATTAAAGTTAAGGTAGAAGCGGCACGGGTTTTTTATGATCAAGTGCTTAAAGAAATCAGCGAACAACACATTTATTAACTAAGGAAAAAAATGGCAATCTCAAAAGAAATTAGCTGCGTAGTCGGCACATACACCAATGCTCAAGGCGAAAAGAAAAACCGTTATCAACGCATTGGCAGCATTATCCAAACCCAGAGAGGCGAGATGTTAAAGCTGGACGTTATCCCACTAAAAGAAGGTGGCTGGGATGGCTGGGCATATTTAAATGACCCAAAACCAAAAGAACAATATCAAGGTTTGCCAAAAGACAACGATGAAGACATACCTTTTTGAAAGAAAACAAAATGAGCATATTAGAAGAAATCCGGGTCAACCGAGCGCCTACACACATCGTGCGTTCTGCCGGTCTTGAGTTGCAAAAGAAGACCAAGGTAATCATGGGCGAGTATGTCGAGCGGGAGAAGCAACCCGGTGAAGTTAAACAGGCTGAGAACGACTTGTGGCAGCGACCAGTGTACCGCTCCGGTGATGGGGACAGTATGCGGCAAGTTCCACGGGCAGGTAGCTTGGATGCGTTCAGCTTGCCTAGCAGGGGGAATCGGACATGACAACACAACCGGAAGCCTTGCGGCTGGCTGACAAGATGAGCAGCTACAAATTGTGTAGCGGATACGCATGGCATTGTCACAAAGCCGCCGCTGAACTGCGCCGACTCCATGCAGTGAATCAGGAACTGCTGGCGGCGTTGAAAGAAATGCTTGACGGTGAAAATAAATCATTCCGAGAGTTGTGCGAACAAGCCCGTGCAGCAATAGCCAAAGGAGAACTGAAATGAAAGACGACGATGTTGAAGATTTGTTTGCCTACGGCTGGATTGACACCGCCGTTGCCATTGTCCTCGCGCTGCTTGCGTTGGTGGCACTGTTTTTTATGGCGGGGTATTTGACATGAGCCGCCTGTTATTTGCTGCCGCCCGTGGGGCGAGGATTGAAGCGGAATGGAAAGGAGTATGGAGCGGCGTTGGTGGTATCCATTTTATTCCAAAGTTCAACTACCGCATCCACCCGGCAGACGAGCACTTGCAGTACGGCCCCATCAGCACGGCGTTGCGAAAGATGGTTGAAGACCCCAAGTACAACTCAAGCTGGGAACATTTCCTTGCAAACAGTGCCGCGAATGAGTTTACAGAGTATTTTGATTCCCGTCGGGGTGAGCCTGATTACCCGCTGTTTTATTTATTTTTGGCCGAGTTCTTGGCCGATTCTGGCTTATAGGAGATGTGATGACAGGATTTGATTCAAAGCGCCAGATGGCGCAGGACAAACTGCAAGATGACGCCGACACGCTGTCGATTGTGTACCAGCGAGGTTTTGCCGACGGCAAGAAAGCAGCACAGCCAGAGCAGGAGCAGGAGCCGGTGGCGTGGATGAAGGAAGATTGGACTGGTGGGCACCTTAACTACGAATGTGTGTATGAGAGAGCTTTTGCCGCTTTTCCCGTTTACAAGCACCCACCAGCAGCACAGCGCAAGCCGCTGACGGAAGAAATGCGAAAGCAGATGCTAGAGGCCAGCGACAACTACGAAATGCGTGGAGCATTTGCAAATGGCTGGCTGAGTGCCGAAGCCGCCCACAACATAAAGCAGCAACCATGACTAACCAACTGAGACAAGCCGCGCAGCAGGGGCTGGAGGCGTTGGAAGATGAGCGTTATGTGACCAAGTACACGCACATCGTAGAAGCCATCACCGCCCTACGCAAAGCACTGGAGCAGCCAGAGCAGGGGCCGGTGGCGTGGGCGGTGCAAGGCTGTTCAAAAATGTGGCGTGATGAGTTTGCGGAGATTGACGCAAAAGCAGAGGCAAAACGCATCGGGGGTACTTGCGTTGCGTATGCGCTCTACACCACCCCACCCCAGCGCCAATGGGTAGGGCTGACGGATGAGGAAATGAGTGACACAGTAGCTGACATAAAAGTTGATTTCGGCGACTTGTTGTGGAAAGTGGTGTGTCTCACAAAACTTATTGAAGCCAAACTGAAGGAGCGCAATGGATACTGAAGACGAAGAGTTTGAGCGTTTCAAGCATGAAAAAAAATTTAAACTAGACAGTACATTTACCGCTGTTGTGTCAGACAATTATTATTGGATACCAATTGATAACAATACCCCGCAGGGTGTCAAGGTGCTGTTACTTGGTAGATCAGGAGTGGCTGCACTTGGACAATATATTTACCGCACGGGTGAAACACAATTTTGGACGCATTGGGCACCACTCCCACGAAAGCAATAATGACTGTATCGCAACATCCTAAAATTCGTAAACTGCTACACCATTTCAATGATGGCTTGACAACAAAAGAAATTGCAAATGAATTATCAATGGACAATGAAAATATTAGGAAATCATTAAAAGAAATGCCCGACACTTACATTGACCGTTGGACAAAAGGACAGCAAAAAAAACCTGCTCAAGCTGTTTGGTGCGCAGTTATACCGCCTGAAGATTGCCCTAGACCTGAAAATAAATAATGGATGATTTACCAAACTTTGCTGCTTGGGAAAGATTAACGTTAGACAAATTTGCTTTGGACGCTTATTTGCGATTACAAATTCAACAAGAAGCACTTGAGCAATTGCGTGGTGATTTGCGGGACACCATGAATCTACTCAGGACAAAAACAGTAAACGCTCATCTTGACGACGCTTGACTAGACCCGGCAGAATTTTTCCACCGCCCCGTGTAAACTTTAAAAACTCATTTGCAGCTTCTTCAATTTCTCCGCGCAAAACCTTTTGACGGAGGGTTGATCGCTGTACGCCGCCCAGACCGAGATTAAAAGCAAAGCTGACAAGAGCGTCGTTTTGACCTTGGGTAAGACCCACAGAAAAAAGTTTGGCAACCCCAACTTCAAATCGCTGGAGATCAGCACCAAGGATTCCATCTACTTCTGCCTTTGAAAATACGCGGTTATCTTCCTCTTTAAGCGGGTAAGCGTCTCTTTGATCCAGAGGTAAACGACCTTGATCGGGGTATAAAACATGGCCTACTCCTACAGTCCAAAGACGCGCTGGGCAGCGGTACGGTTTAAATCGCACCCCCTCGTGGTGCTTGATCATCTCTTTGCATCGCGCAGAGACTTTCATTTCTTGCTAAACGCTTGGCTTCCAAACCAGAAACTAATGACACTTGCCCAAATGATCTGAGTTTCGTCATCCCAAATATTGTCTAGCATAATCTGGAAATCTACACCGTGCTTCCAAGCGTAAACAAACCCAGCAACGTCAACAAACACCAACAGGAGGAACAGGCCATAAGTGATAAGGGGCCGAACACCAGCACGGAGATTGATCATCCACTGGCTAGCACCCTGCCCAATGGCTATGTCGTGGGCGTACAGTGCGCTGCGCTCTGCTGATGCTGCCTCAATCATTTGGCCTTCTACTCTGATCTCTTCTACCCGCTGTTGAGCCTCAAAACCCGCTTTACGGAGTTCCAACTCACGCTCAGTCTGGAGTCGCGCCATTGCCATCTCATGGCTCTTGTCGGCACGGTCTTGGAAAAACCCAAGCAGCTTGGGTAAACCGCCAGCAAGAAAGCTGACTAGTGTAGTAAACAGAGTAATCATAATCAGCCCTTTAAGTCAAAACTCAAATTAGCATGGCGGGGGTACTGAACCACACGCTCACCCTCCGGGCATTTGTACTTGATCGTTGCCAGCAGTGTGGCTGTGCCGGGTGCAATCTTTTCTTTTTGCACCATCGTAAGCTGGTATGTAAACGTGTCAATCTGTGGACCCGCTGGGCCGCTGAACTTGCTTGCGGTGGTCGTTGCCTCATGCACCATACCTGCGGCGTCACGGATGCTGGGGGTAAAACTCTCTACTGAGCAGTCATCCCGCTTTTTGATCCGGGCCACTGTCACATTGATAGGTTGCCCCGCCGCTGCCACAATTTTAAAATGCTCTGGTGACCACTCAAGGATAGCTCGGTCAAACCAGCCGAACTTGTCTGCCAACGTGTACCCGCCGCCAATAGCTGCAATGCTGGCTGCAACTGCTCCAATAGCTTTAGTTACGTCAATCATTTGTCCCGCCTGTTCCACATCTCAAACAGCGTTTTGATCTTGTCCTCCAGAACAGCTACCCGCAGGTCCAACTTTGCCAAGACAATGATCAAGGTGATCAGCGCCAGCAGGATCGGCCATGCTTTGGACAGGACTTCAAATAAATCCACTTCATCGCCCAAAGGTCAGAGATGCGTAAACGATGGCTGACATGGAGACGATCAAGACACCCGTGGTCTTCATAATCACGCCCTCAAGCCGTTTAAGCCGCGCATTGATCTGTGCATATCGTTCTGCACACACTGCCTCGTGGCTCGTCAATCGGATGTCAATATCGCTCATACGCCCATCTTCTTTCTGATTTCAGTTGCGGAGATAGCGTGAGTGGCAGCGTCAAACACTTCCTGCTCAATCTTGTAGCCAACATCCCTGCCGTAGGTGATGTTCACCACATTTGGCACAAGCTGTATCTCGTACTGCCCTTGGTACAGGGGGTCTAGATCACGCTTGATTAGGTCTTTCACCTGCTCTGCGGCAAAGGGGTTGGAGCCGTTCCAGCCTTGGCAATCCCTGATCTGGATGATCACTTGGCCTGTTTTGGCAATCGCCCGGTCAAACAACGCCCTGTGCCCCGGATGCCACGGTTGCCAGCGGCCTAGCATCTGCACGGTTTCCTTCTTCCAGTCAAACACCGGGCGACGGCGGCTGTCTAGGATATGCTGCCCAATAAACTCAGCCCACTTTTCTGCGTTCTGCTCAGTGACACGGAAGTCATATTCCTTCGGAGGAATGAATGCTTTGTTGGTATCGTCAAAGCGCCCTTGGTCAATGGTGTCTACCCAGATCGTCCAGTCTGCCTTGAAGTTGTTCCGCATCTCCACCAAGGGTGCTACAAAGTCGCAGATCACAAAGTCGCCAGTGGACTTGAAGGCAAACTCAGCCATACGCAAGGACTGACGGATGCGGCCCTCTTTGCTGAAGTCCCAATCATTGAACCGCTTGCGGATGTCGTCAGCGTTGAACCAATCAACACTGCATTTGTAGGACGTAGGAACGTGTTCAGATGCCCGGTAAGCAGGCATATGCTTTACATCCGAGTTGCACTCAAGGTACTTCTTCAGTGCGGTAGCAAGCATCGTTTTGCCGCTACCCGGCAGACCCATGATCAGGATTTTTTTCATTACATCAGCGCGTCAAGTTCGTCGTGCGTTGTAGCGGCCTCAATGGCAGCAACCTTGGGTGCAATGGCAGCTTGTGCAGCGGCAACGGCAGCAGGGTCGTACTTGGACGGGTCACGCATCTGTTCTTGGACAA